TGCACTGAGGATATCGAAGTGTTGAAACTCAGACCATATCAACAGGAAATCGCCAAAGCCATTTTAGCCAGCATATTTACCCGCCGAGGGTTTACCTTTTCTGTGGAGATTGCCCGCCAGGGCGGTAAGAACGAGCTCAGCGCGCAGCTTGAGGTTTTGCTGCTAACCATGTATATGAACGATGGCGGTAACCTCATCAAATGTTCCCCCACCTTCAAGCCGCAGACCGTCATATCCATGCAGCGCCTTAAGGAACGTCTGAATGACGCAGGCTTTGCTCCCTACTGGCGCTCCGAGCTCGGTTACATGATTCACCTCTACAACGCCTGCGCCATATTCCTGTCCGCCGACGAGTCGGCAAACGTGGTCGGCAACACCGCCCATATCTTACTTGAGGTTGACGAGTCCCAGGATGTCTCTAAGGAGAAGTACACCAAAGAGTTCAAGCCCATGGGAGCTACCACTAATGTAACGACCGTGCACTACGGCACGACATGGGATGACTCCACGCTCCTGGAAGAAGTCAAGCAAACAAATCTGGAACTGCAGCGCAAGGACGGAATCAAGCGCCATTTTCGCTACGACTGGAAAGAGGTAGCGAAGCATAACCCCGATTACCGAGCCTATGTTGAGGCGGAGAGAGCCAGGCTGGGACCCGACCATCCGCTTTTCTTAACTCAATATTGCCTCGTCCCCCTCCGTGGCGGAGGCCGTCTGTTCACGTCCACCCATAAAGCGCAGCTGCAGGGCGCTCATGCCCGGCTTAATCATTCCGCAGTTGGGAAGGTCTACGTCGCAGGTCTAGACCTAGCTGGGGAAATAGAGCAGCAAGACGAGCTCATCAAACAAATGCTCACACCCAGCCGAGACTCTACGGTCCTCACAGTTGCCGAGATTTCCCCGGGCCCACAGCCGACCCTCCATGTCCTCGAACATTATGCCTGGATAGGCAAGCCTCACACCGACCTCTACCCGCAGTTCCTCGATTTGCTAAAGCATACCTGGAACTGCCAGAGCGTAGCGGTTGACGCTACCGGCATTGGAGAGCCGATCGCAGCATTTTTGAAGCAGGAGCTCGGCAGCCGTGTTGTCCCCGTTCATTTCACGCAGAAGTCAAAATCGGAACTGGGGTTTGGCTTGCTGGCAGCCATTAACAGCGGCAGGCTGAAAATGTATGCCAGGGACAATAGCGACGAGTGCGCCGAGTTCTGGCGTCAGATAGACCTTGCCCGGAGCCAATTCCGCCCCAATCAGACCATGAATTTCTTCGTCGACCCCTCAGAGGGGCACGATGATTTCCTTATGAGCCTAGCTTTACTCGTGGAATCCGTTAGAGATTACAAGCCCAGGACCGCTAAGGGGAGGATATCATGACCGAAAACATCATGGCCGAGCTCGCTAAGAAGGATATGGAGCGGAAGCAGTTCTATCGAGAATATCTCGACTTCTACAATGGCACTCAGTGGCCGGGGCGTGCTCGCCCCAGGGAACGTCGCTTAACTTTCAACTATGCCAAAGTCTTCATCGACAAAATAACCTCGTACCTCATGACCGACGCCGTTTTTGCCGTTGACCCTCTCAGCGATTCCCAGGCCGATATCGCCATGGCAGCCGCCGCAGAGCAAGCTATTAACCAGGTCGTAATCGACAACAATCTTGAGCAGCTTGACTTCGATACCGAGATGGACGCAGCAATTCTCGGAGACGGTTGCTATAAGGTGACCTGGGATACAGCCAACAAGCGAGTCAGAGTCACCGCCCCCGACGTCCAGGGCATTTACGCCTGGTGGCAGCCCGACGACCCCTCCAGAGTCTATCAGGTCGCCTCTCGTTACAAGATACCGGACAAAGACACAATAACCGAGGTCTGGACAGCGAAAACCTACGAGCTTTATACCAATGAGATGCTCAGCCTCTCACGCAAGAATCCCTACGGTTTCATTCCGTTTATCATCTTCCCCAACCTGCGGCAGCCAAAGCAATTCTGGGGCTTGTCCGATATCCCCGACATCATGGAGACGCAGCGAGAGCTGAACCGCGCCATGTCCCAGGTATCGCTAATTCTTGAGCTCTCAGGGAATCCTATCGCCGTATTGGAGAATGTCGAAGAGGCCGCGGATATCGCTGTTCAGCCAGGGGCGGTCTGGGAGATTCCCGAGAAGGCCAAAGCCTATTTACTTGACCTCCTGCAGGGCGGAGGAGTCAAGCTCCACATCGACTATATCGAGTTGCTGTATCGAGTCCTGCATGACACGTCAGAGTCCCCCAAAGCAGCCTACGGACGTACCGAGCGAGACCTGTCGGGTATCGCTCTCGAAATTGAGCTTCAGCCGCTTATGCAGAAAGTCAGGCGCAAGCGCCTTATCCGAACCTCAGTCTATCGCAAGCGCAGCCAGATGATTCTGCAGCTTCTCAAGACCTTCACCGGAAAAGACCTGACCCGGGTTGAGCCGAGGGTAGCGTGGGGTACGGTCCTACCCCAGGACCGAGGCCGTCTCGTTGAGGAGGAAACCGCCCTTGTGCAGTCAGGCATCCATTCACGACGCCGAGCCATGGACGAGCTCGGAGTCGAAGACCCCGAGAACGAGCTTAAGACGTGGTTCGAGGAGCGAGAGGGCATCCTTAAACAAAATCAGAACTATAGCGTCAAAGCCAAAGGCACAGCGAGAGAGAGCGACGCCACAAGCCCAGGCGCTTAGGAATAACCCAATATTACAAGGAGTGTAAAAGTGGAAAATCAGGAAAAGCAACCTCAGGAAACCGAGGTCGAAGCCCTTAAACGACAACTGGGGGAGAGAGACCAAGCGTTCGCACCGTTGAAAGCCGAGCTTGAGCAGGTTAAACAGCAGCTCGCTGCCAAAACCAAAACGGAAGAGCAGGTCGCAGCTCTCACTGATGCCTTGACCGACGCCACAGCCAAATATCAGGCGCTACTCGTGCAGTCTAACCCCGAGATACCGGCGGACCTCATCAAGGGGAACACGGTTGCCGAGATAGACGCGGCATTGGCCAGCGCCAAAACCATCGTGCAGAAGGTCAAGGAATCCATCGAGGCGCAGGATAAGGCCGCTCCCATCCCCGCAGGTGCCCCCCTACGACAGGGACTGGATCTCGATTCCCTATCACCGACCCAGAAAATCATCGAAGGTCTAAAACAACACGACGGGAGGAAATAACTTATGGCTTTAACATTAGCCGAAGCCACCAAACTTTCCAACGACATCTTGCTAAAAGGTGTCATTGACACTGTTATCAACGAAAGTCCCATTCTCCGAATACTGCCGTTCGCCGAGATTGTAGGAAATGCCCTTACCTACAATCGAGTCAACGCCTATCCCACAGTCGCTTTTTATGATGTGGGGGATACTTGGTCTGAAGGCGCGCCCACCTTCACCCAGGTAACCGCAACCCTCAAGATTTGCGGCGGAGATGCCGATGTAGACAACTACATCAAGAAGACTCGCAGCAACGTTCAGGACGCTGAGGCAGCCGTCATAGGACTGAAGTCGCAGGCGCTCGCCAATAAATTCGACGATACCTTCATAAATGGCGATACCTCATCCGATGCCAAGGCGTTTAACGGCATCTCTAAGTCTTGCGCTGCAGGGCAGATGCTTACCATGGGCGCTGACGGCGGTACACTCACGCTCGCCAAGGTCGACGAGCTCACTGACAAAATCAAGCCAGGCAGGGCTGATTGTCTGCTCATGAGCCGGAGGTCGAGGCGAAAAATTCGTTCCCTTGCCAGGGCAGCGGGAACAAACCTTACCATCGGCCGGGGGATACTCGGAGAGCAGTTGGAGTACTGGGGAGATATCCCCATCTACATCAATGACTATATCTCCGATGCCCAGACTGTGGGTATCAACGCTGATTGCTCCGTAATCTTCGCCCTTCGTTTCGGCGAAGGCCATCTCGCTGGCCTTTCGGCGCCCGGGCTCTTGGAGGTTGAACGCATCGGCAGCCTGGAAACAAAGGACGCAACGAGGACAAGGGTTAAGTGGTATTGCTCGCTTGCCCTGTTCAGCGAGCTTTCCCTTGCCAAGCTCATCGGCGTCAGAGACTAGAACCAAAGCCTTTTTGGGGCTTAGCGGCTGGGGGGCTGTTTTGCTCCTTTACCAGTCCCCCAGCCACCGGTTTATCCTGAGCCTGTCGAAGGATTTGAGGAGGCACGTATGATACTGTCAGACATGCGCACCCTCGTTCGCCGAGACCTGCACGACGAGGACGCCAGCAACTATCGCTGGACGAATGACGTCATTGACCGCCATATCGCCCACGCCGTCAAGGAGTTCTCCCAGGCGCTGCCGGTCGAAGACACGACGCTCATTGCCACGACATCGGGCAGCCGCGACATCAGCGTAGCCGCCCTAACGACCCGAGTCATGATTGAGGCGGTTGAATATAAAACAGGCAACTTCCCCCCATCCTACCAGCGCTTCAGCGAGTGGAAAGATACGCTCACCATTCAATCGGATGAAGTCCCCGACGGCAGCAATGCAAAGGTCTACTATGGCAAGCTGCATACCCTGGACGGCTCCGGATCCACTATCCCCACCCAGTACGAGGACCTTGTCGCCAATGGTGCCGCAGGTTTCGCCCTCATCGAGTGGGCAGCCTACGCAGTCAATCGTGTAAACGTAGGTGGGGAAGCCACCGCCCGAACCTATCGCCTCGAAGGAGAGGCCAGGCTAAAGCTTTTCCGCAGCGAGCTTAAGAAGCTGGGGAGACAGGGCAGGGTTAGAGTACGTCAGCTCTACACGCCATATCAAGCGCCCGTCAGCAAATCAATCGTGATGGGTCCGTAAGGAGGCCACATGCTCAAGAAAAACGGCAAGCATCCACCCATGCCAAGCCCGCTCTGGAGAGAAATTGAGCAGGAAGTCTATGCGCTCAGGCACTTGCGCATCTCGCCCGAGGAAAAACTCGCCAGAGCCAAGCATTACGCCGCGCTCTACCGGCAGCACAATCGCCCGCTGCCCGACGAGCTCGCCATACTGGTATGAAAGCTGAGGTGCAACATGATTCAAAAAATCGAACGAATCGCCAGGAATGAGAAGAAGCAGATAGTTTGGGGCATCGTGAAGTGCAACTTCACACCATCCCATGACCAAGCGTTCAGCAATCTCGCACCAGGGCTGGAGTGGCAGAGGATGTGTAAGCATTCTTTTGAGTGGTTGCGGGACGATAAAGGGCGGATAAAGCGGGATGCTCACGGTAAGCGGATAATGACTTTCCCTGTT